GTGTTGACTTTTTGACGAATGTAATATATAATACACAAATCGCTCCTGTAGTTTAATGGTAAAACACCGAGCTTATACCTCGGCATAGGCGCCAGATTAGCGCACGTTGGGGGTTCGAATCCCTCCGGGAGCACCAGCTTTGTTAGGAAAACGCTTTTGAATAAAAAACGTCGTTTCTCGTTTGGCAAATATAAAGGAAAGACGGTCGAATGGGTGATCAGAAATGACCCCCAGTATATTAATTGGCTGCTGACAAAATCAATAAAAGGTTTTACACTAACGCCAAAGGAAAGAAAGATTCACAAATTTAACTGGGTTCTTGATGATTATGATGGACTCAGCGAAGAGGATATACTAGGGTTTTTTCCTGGTGATCAATAATTTTTAATGACGGAGAGCAACGATGAGTAACCTGATCTTAGCACTTGACAGCGGTGGGCAACCACACAGCTGGATGAAATGGCAAGACGCGGTCACCCTTAAATGTAAAGGTCTTATTGCCTGGGAATTTGGCGATGAGGACTTCATGTTCCATGGTGGTATTTCTCGCATGACTGGAGAAAGATCTTACGTGGATGTTGCCTCTATCATTGCAATCAAATCCAAATTTCACTATGAGAACAGGGTGCCAACGTTATCGAACAAGAACCTGTTCAGACGCGATCTAAATTTGTGTGGTTACTGTGGAAAGAAATTTAAGGACACCCAGCTGACGAAGGATCATATTATTCCTGTCAGTAAAGGTGGTCTTAATACTTGGACCAACTGTGTAACCGCTTGTGTTAAGTGCAACTCGTTCAAAGGAAATATGCTCCTTGATCAGTGTAATATGCAACTGTTGTACGTACCTTACGTGCCTGATAAGGCTGAAGGTCTGATACTACAGAACCGCAATATTCTCACTGACCAGATGCAATTCTTGATGGACTTTTTGCCTAAACATTCAAGAGTGAAGCAGCTGCTGTAAAATTTTTGGGTGGGTTCAGCAATAAAAACATTACTCGGTTAGGGACGTAAAACCTCCCTACGTGGTTGGTCGTTACCCAACTCTGTGCCTGACGAGACTCAGGATCGCTTACTGGCGATCAGTAATATGGTCTGGGCTAGCTTGAGGACCTGAAAAATAAACTAGAGCTTAGGACCGTGTCCGCCGACCACCCAGTTACTTTATGTTAGGTTAAGTTCCGCAAACAAACAAAACAGACTGAAAATCTGAAAACCATTTAACCTGTTATTGGAGATGTGAAAATGACTACATTTGTTAATGCTGTAAAGAACCAAGAAGCACGTACCACGAACGGTATGAAGGCACGCAAAAGCACGGCTAGTGCGTGTGTTGATCTTTTCTTTAAGATCGGCGCGTCGCGCGGTCAGAAAATTGCGCCACTGTTTACCGGCGCGTATGTCGAAAACCGTGATCTAGCACTGCGCATTGCACAGTGGGCACGTGACGTTCGTGGTGGAGCAGGTGAACGCGAACTGTTCCGCCAAATCTTTGCGGACCTGGCAAAGAACGATACTGATGCGTGCCGTGCTCTGGTTCGTAAGGTTCCTGAGATTGGTCGTTGGGACGACCTTCTGGTTCTCGTTGGTACTGAGCTTGAAGCGGAAGCGTTTGAACTAATCAAACAGGCTCTCAATGAAGGCAACGGTCTTTGTGCTAAATGGATGCCTCGTAAAGGGGATGTTGCAGCCAAGCTTCGTAGTTATCTTGGGTTTACACCTAAGCAGTATCGTAAGACGCTTGTGTCTTTGACGAACGTCGTTGAGCAAAAGATGTGCGCAAAACAATGGACTGATATTAACTTCAGCCACGTGCCTTCTCTCGCCCACGCTCGTTACAAGACTGCGTTCTTCCGTAACGCGAAGGATGTGTATACTGATTATGTGTCGAGCCTGGTTAAAGGTGAGGATCCTAAAGTCAAGGTTAACGCTGGTGCTGTGTTTCCTTATGATGTGCTGAAAGGCCGTATTGGTGTATACTTGCGCAGCTGGTCAAAAACTGAACTTGATTTGATTCAAAAGCAGTGGGAAGCACTTCCTAACTATGTCGGGGATGCAAATGTTCTTCCTATGGTTGATGTTTCCGGTTCAATGACAAGTCGGATTGGTGGTGCAAACACACTTACTGCGCTTGATGTTGCTGTGTCGCTGGGTCTTTATCTCGCCGATAAGAACAAAGGTAAGTTTGCTGACACGTTCCTGACGTTTTCTGAATCACCTGAGCTTCTCCATCTTCGGGGTAATATTAACCAGAAGATTAAGCAAATGATGCAATCTAAATGGGGGATGAACACCAATATTATTGCCGCGTTTACGAAGATCCTTAAAGTGGCTAAAGATAACAATGTGCCCCAGGAAGAAATGCCTCAGACGCTGTTGATCCTTTCGGACATGCAGTTTGACCAGTGTGCTCGTTTTGATCATAGTGCGTTTGAGTCTGTGCAGCATCAGTATGAGAAAGCTGGATACGCAATCCCTCGGATTGTTTTCTGGAACATTAATAGTCACGATAACGTGCCTGTTAAGTACGACCAACGTGGTGCTGCCCTGGTTTCAGGGTTCTCTCCTTCGATTGTACAAAGTGTTCTTTCCGGCGATGAAGAAAACTTCACGCCAGAGGGTATCATGTTGAAAACAATCATGGTTGACCGCTACGCGTTGTAAAAAAGGCCCTTCGGGGCCTTTTTTGTTGTTGACCATGCACAAATTCTAGCGTATAATGGTAATTACAATTGAATTTGATGAGGTTTTTATGAAGTATAAATCAGACTGGTGGATAAAATGGATATCAACTGTTGTTCTTATCGGTGGTGCATTGCTCACCAGTTTTGATATCACACCGTGGAACAAATGGCTGTCGTTTGTCGGTAATTTTGGATGGCTTATTGTGGGATATATGTGGAGAGAGTGGAGTCTTTTTGTTATTAGTTTGGTGTTGACGTTCATTTATATTATTGGTATTTTTCAATAGGAGAGCGGTATGGAGACTGACAAACTTGTAGCTTTTGTTAAAAACATAACGAAAAACACTGGTGTATTCATCGTTGCCGTAATCATAATTATTGTTACCTCGTTTGCAACAACTGTATTCACCGACTACTTTAAGCGCAGCAAAGACATCGCAAAAAGTGATCTCCAATCAAAGCTGCTGTGGAATAATATTGGCCAATGCTTCTACGTTGAACTTGACGATTTTAATAAATATTATAAAATTGTTCGGGTAATTGACTGTGACAAAACCAAATAACAAATCAGTACCAAAAAAGTGGAAAATCACATCGATGGATGTCGTGTGGTGTGAGGGTTGGTATGTGAAAGCTTCAATAACTTCGTTTGGAATCATATGTTTAGTTATGTACAACGACAAAACAGACGACTGCCACATCCGGTTTTTTGAGGGCGAGGAGGATGCAAATAGATTCATCGAACACGTCGTTAGTGTGACGTAAATTCAAAGCCCCTGCAGGGGCTTTTTCTTTTTATAAATACTTGGCCAATAATTAACCAGGGATTGTAGAAATGATTCGTTTTTTATCTTTTATCACCGAAAAACACGCTGCTGGTGGATTTAATTATGAAAATGAGATAGCTGATAAACTAAAAAAAAGCGGTGTGATGCATAAAGAAGCAAAGACTGCTGGTAGTTCCGGCGATGCTCCAGACGCCCATATGAATATAAAGGGTAAACAGCACAATCTGGAAGTTAAAAAAGATAAGGGAGCTATGTTTGGTCAGCTTGAACTCCACCATAGCGATGAGAAAGGCTGGCACGTTAGTCCCAAAGCAGCAAAAAGATACCCTGCTACAGCCAGCCATCCTGCTGTCAAAGAGTTTTTGCACAAAGTTAACAAACAGTGGCACAAACCTTCAGGTGACTATGATACCGATTTGAAGATGGGTAACGTTTATCATGAACATAAAGATACTTCACCCATTGCGGCCCATTACCACAGCGATAGAAAAACTCCTTATATTCAAATTGGAGGGGGACATGGACTATATCATTTCCAGAGTGATTCTGCAAGGCTCGGTACTAACAAGCTAGAAGGTAAAACACAGCTCAGAGCAAGAATGAAGTATCGCGGCACTGATAAAAAAACAGGAAAGAAAAAATACGGTGCGTTGATGGTTATGTCGCTAAAAGGTGATGTAGCCAAGTCTTCAAAAAATCTGGATACACAGACGATTAAACCAAATGATTAAATTCCTCACTTTCCTTGCAGAAGCATCTTCTCTTGAGTCAGAAAAATTAGGGCACCTCTCGCACCTTAAAGATATCCCACACGAGGATCCTTCGAAGGCAAAGGAAGCTCTTGACCTGATCAAAGGTTTCCACCAACATAAACTTGGAAAAAGCAATGCTGTCACCGGCCAGTTAAAAGTAGATGGTGGTGCTTCTGTTGTTGTCGGTCACGACAACGAAGGAACATTTGTTTCCGATAAGCATCGTTTTGATGCCGGTAAGGTTGCAAGAACACCAGAAGAAGTTGAGCAACATTTTGGCCACCATCCACAATACGCTGCTCAATTAAATAACGTGCTCGAGCATGCACATAAGTTTGTAAAACCAGGTCACACTGTTCAGGGTGACCTAATGTTTACCGAACATGAAAAAAACAAACAATCAGTCACACCAAATCGTATTACGTATGGTGCAAAACACAATGCTAAAATTGGTATTGCCGCTCATACAGAGATAACTGGTGGTGCAGCTCATGCCATTACATCAGAAGCAATTCAAAAACACAAAGATGTGTTTATTCCTCAATCCGAATACAAGCCAACACCAAATACCTACAAACCTGAAGACCAGAAAGCTGTTGAGAAGCACGTATCAGAGGCTGAAACATTGTTTGGCAAGCATTCAACAGAACATCTAACTCCTGAGCACGTAAAACACTTCACTGCTTATATTGGCAAATCTGTTAAAGAAGGTAAAGAACCAACCGTCGAGGGGTACAAAAAGCATCTCGCAGAAACGGGTGTTAAAGAAGCAAAGAAATTAAAAACGCCAACCGGGCAGCAAAAAAAGATTGCTGCTTACAAGACTATGCAATCACAAGTAGATGCCAATAAAGAACATTTTCAAAGAACAGTTGACATCAGACATCACCTGGGCCAGGCAACAGAGCATCTGCTAAAAGATATCCATCATCCAGATATGACAACCAGTATTGATAAGAAGCCATCAGCTGGTGAGGGTATTGTACTTCTCAAGAAAGATAAGATTGGTGTAAAACGTCCTGTTGCTAAACTTGTTCCACAAGAAATTTCTCACGCTATCAGAAACAATCCAAGGTTCGCATAATGAAAAGATTCTTATCATTTATTAAAGAAGCAGTACAAAAAGAAAAACATGCTGTCCTTCTTTTTGGAAGAATGAACCCTCCAACTTCTGGCCACGAAGAAAATGTTAATGCCGTTGTCAGTCACGCTAAAAAAATTGGTGCTGACGCACACGTTGTAGCATCGCGGTCAACTGGTGCTAAAACAAAAACAGGTCCAAACAAAGATCCACTGACACCAGAACAAAAGGAAAAGCATTTAAAACGGGCTTTTCCAAAAGCGACTGTATCAGTCGCTGATGCCGAACACCCTTCAATATTTCATCAGGTGAAAAAACTTCACAAGATGGGATACCAACACATTACAATTGCAGGTGGTTCAGATAGAGCTGGTGAGTATCAACGGATTAAAGAGTATCACGGTCCTGAGGGAAAAGATACGGAACATAGATTCAAATCAGTTAGTGTTTTAAAAACCGGAGAACGCAAAGCTGGAATTTCTGGTACAGACATGCGCAAGCATGCTGAAAACAATGACTATGAAAGTTTCAAAAAACACCTGCCCTCTCACATCCAAAGTAGTGAACAACACTCACGTGAATTGTTTAATGATGTTAGAAAGGGTCTTGGTAAATGAAACGCTTTTCCGATTTTATCAGTGAGGAGGCACGCGCTCTTCATGTCTACGATATTGATGATACGCTAGTACATCCTACTGCAAAAATCAAAGTGAAGAATGAAAAAGGTGAAGTTGTAAAAACATTAGACACTCATGAGTATGCAAAAAGTTCACGTACATCATTACCCAAAGGTCATTCATATGACTTTGGTGAGTTTAGATCAGCAGAAAAGTTTTCCAAAGAATCAAAACCAATCAAATCAATGATCAGTCACGTCCGCCTAACGTCTGCTTCAAAAGGCAACAAGGTAATATTCAACACCGCTCGTGAAAATCTCGACGATAAAAAACGGTTTGTTGGTGCATTTAAACAGCACGGTGTTAATATGGATAAGGTTCATATTGTCCGTGCAGGTAATATTAGAACCAAAGAAAGTGGTCCTCAAAAGAAAGCAAGAATTACCAGTGGATACATAAACAAGCACAGACCAAAAGAAGTCCATATGTATGACGATGATACAGGTAATCTAGATCATTTTCTTAAGCTTCGCGAGAAGCATCCTACTGTCAAGTTTTACGCGCATCATGTTCAACCTAACGGATCAATGAAGCCCTACAATGGTAAAGACATTTAAGCAATATTTTACAAAAGCGGGTGCGCTTGATGAGAGCTACAAACCTGTTATCGCACCCACTGCAAAAGAGCTTGGCATGAAAATGCAGGGTGCGTTTGCATATCATCCTTCTGTAGTGGAAGAGGAAGAAGATGAGCTTAAACCTGTTATTAAACTGAAAAAGTTAAAAAGAGAGTGTGACTAATGGCTCAGTATAGAACAGACACGAAAAAATTAGATGGCCCAAGTCTTGTAACACGTTATGAAGTTGGAATGCTATCAGACAGGTTGACACCTTCTGGTACGTTAACAGATGCTTTTGGCAGAATTCGCATATCTGATAGCTTAACTTTATTTGATTCTCAACATCGCTATCAAGACAACGGTAAGTGGAATACTGCTAATACTGCTAGCTGCAATACAGTTCACCAAGCCAACGAGTCGGTTGTTGACCTCAATGTTGACACCACTTCAGGACATTATGTATACAGAGAAACAAAAAGAGTATTTGCCTATCAACCAGGCAAATCACTTCTTATAATGAATACTTTTGTCATGAATCAACCCAAAGCAAACTTGAGACAACGTGTTGGTTATTTTAGTAGTCAAAATGGTGTATTTTTTGAAAATGATGGAACAACCAATTATATGGTTCTTCGAAGCTATGTGACTGGTGCTGTGGTTGAAACACGCGTCCCGCAGAGTAGTTGGAATGGAGACACGTTCGATGGTACCGGATTATCTAGTCAGTCTACAACGCAAGAACACCGAGGTGGCCTTGATGTAACAAAATCAAACATATTCTGGACTGATGTTGAATGGCTGGGTGTGGGTGACGTTCGCTGTGGATTTGTCGTTAACGGAATACCTCGTGTTGCTCACACGTTTCATAACGATAACGTTAACTCGACAACGTACATGACAACTGCTTGTCTTCCTTGCAGATATGAAATTGAAAATACAGGCACAACATCATCAAACTCCACAATGAAACAAATTTGCTCTACTGTTATTACTGAAGGTGGATATGAGTTATCAGGAAAACAAAGAGCTGTAGGTATACCTATCACAACACCGAAAGATATTCCAATAGCTGGAACATTTGTACCAATAATCAGTATACGATTAAAATCCACTCGCCTTGATGCAATTGTTATACCAAATAACGTAGCCTTTGCTGGCGTTACAAATAATACACAATATAGATACAAAATTGTTGTAAATCCAACGCTGGATGCAAACGCTGTTTGGACAAGTACTAGTGCAACGTCATCTGTTGAGTATGATATTTCAGCAACTGGTTATACAGGTGGTGACGATGCTAAAGTTGGATATATTAACGTTGGTGCTGGCAGCGGTGCTAGTGTTGTTGATTTTCAAGACGGATTATTTAAATTCCAGCTTGAGCGTGATAGCTTCACCAACACTGCAACAATTTTTAGTCTTGTTGCAACGGGCGCATCGAACGGCAACGATGCTTTGGGTTCTATCGACTGGGAAGAAATCGTTCAATAGGAATTAAAATGGATATTGTAAAAAAGAAAAAGAAGATTGTTATTAACCAAGAAGGTGAGACGGTTGAGGTTGACCCGGAAAAGCCAATAAGTGATGTTAAAGAAGCTCATGTTGTCACTTATCAAGAAAGACGCAAGCGTGCTATCAATATGCGCCGTCGCTTACCAAAAATTAAACGTGCAAGAGAGCTTGCCCTGAAAAGAGTTGCAAGTAAAAAAAAGATTAAGAAGCGTTCGCAAAGTCTTGCTCGTAGTTTTATGAGACGACGTGTTGCTGGCAAGATGGGTGCTTCGTACCAACAACTGTCTCCTTCGGATAAAATTGTTATCGATAGAATGATTGGTCCAAAACAGCAAGCAATACTCAAGCTTGCTAACAGGCTTGCTCCATCAGTTAAGCGCGCAGAAACAGCCCGTCTTCTTGCTGGCAAGCGCACATCAACGTACAATATTCGTCCTATCTCAGCTGAGACTGAGTATGAATTTGATCATTCGTTGCTAGAAAACATTTACCGTACAATACAACTCAACGAAGATTTGAGAAACTGGTTCAATCCTTCTCACCCAGAAGGTGGATGGAAAAGAATCAACAGCAAAGGTGAAGTTGCAGGACCTTGTGCTCGTGAGCCAGGTGAACCTAAACCTAAATGTATGTCAAATGAAAAGATTGCTAGTTTATCAAAGAAAGAAAGAGCAGCTGCTGTTGCAGCAAAAAGAAAACATGATCCCAACCCAGAAAGAAAAGGTGCCCCAATAAATGTTTCAAACTATGGGAAAGGGAAACTCACAAAAGAAGAGGTTGAGTTAGTCACAGAAAAAAGTAAGCCAACAAATCCAGAATTGTGGTCAAGAGCAAAAGCTTTGGCGCGTTCCAAGTTTGATGTATATCCTTCTGCATACGCGAATGGATGGGCTGCAAAGTGGTACAAGTCAAAAGGCGGTGGTTGGAGATCAGTCAGCGAAGAGCAACAAGTTAATGAAAATTTTTTAGATGGCAAGAATCCACAAGACAAAGGTGACATGAAACGACACGGACTGTTGGGAAAGTCTTTTTCTGAGCTAAAAAAGATTCGCTCTTCAGATACGTCAAGCAAGAGACAAAAACAGCTTGCTCACTGGTTTATTAATATGCACAAGAGCAAATGAAATCGTTTAACGGTTATTTTGTAGCTGAGGAACCTGAGCAAAGACTCAAGTTCCTCATTTATTGCGCTACGTTGAAGAAAGACTACGAAAAAAGTAATTCACACACTATTGCATTGATGGTTCAACAGGCACTAGAAGAATTTAATTGTGATTGTGAGATTGTTGTTGCAAACGAACTTCATTTTGAACCAGGTGTCGATATTGTTGATCAATATGGAAACGCAGATGATCTGACAAACGTGTTGGAAAAAATAAAAGACTGCGATGGTTTAATTGTTGCAACACCAATTTGGTGGGGCGTTTATTCATCTTATGTGCAAGCACTTTTTGAAAGAATGTCTTATTTTGATGATCAATACATTAAACGAAACGTTAGTATGTTATATGGTAAAACATTTGGGGCAATCGTTAGCGGTGCAGATGATGGATGGCAGCAGATACAAGGTTTGATGGGTAGTTTTGTTTCCCAACTTGGTTTTACTTTGCCACCAGAAGCGTTTGTTTCGGATGAAAATCAGTCAAAAAATAAAATTAAACAAGACAACGAGCTTGACGAAAGAATAAAAGTATTTGTCCGCAACCAAGTTTTATTTGCTGAGATGCTAAAAATAAGTAATTTTAGCGGTGTCCAGTCGGCCGATCTAGATAAAACTGGCGAAACCTACACCTAGATAAATACATAAAAACAAGGATTTTTATGAAAACATTTGCACAATTTTTAGAAGAGAAACAGCTCGGCAAGCCTTTTAGGACACCCGGTGGGCCTAAAAAGTTTGCTGTATATGTTAAAAATCCTGAGTCGGGCAATGAAAAGAAAGTTACGTTTGGTGACCCAAATCTTTCAATCAAAAGAGACAGCCCAGCACGTAGAAAGGCTTTCAGAGCTCGACACAATTGTGATAACCCAGGTCCAAGAACAAAAGCAAGATACTGGAGCTGCCGTCAATGGCGCGCTGGTGCAAAGGTGGAGGCATAGATGGATACATTAGTTGAACAAATGAAGAAGGTTTTAGCAGAAACTTTTGCACTTTATCTTAAAGCACATAACTATCATTGGAACGTTGAGGGACCAGATTTTCCTCAATATCACGAATTTTTTGGTAATTTTTACGAGGAAGTTTACGGTGCTGTGGACAGGATTGCTGAAGAGATTAGAGCTCTTGGTAGCTATGCACCCGGATCGTTTGGTAGGTTTAAAGAGCTATCTGCAATTCAGGATGAGACTTCAATTCCTGACCACAGTACAATGGTTGCTCGGTTGATTGTTGATAACACCACACTTCTAAACACTTTAAATGCGGCATATAAACTTGCTGAGCAATATAACGAGATTGGCCTGAGCAACTTCCTTCAAGATCGTTATGATGCACATAAAAAGCATGCCTGGATGTTAAAATCTATACTGGTAAAAGCAAAATGAACTTCAGATCGTTAGAAAGCATTGTTCGTGATGTAATGACGAAGAAGACAGAAAAAGGTGAGTACACGTGCCTCGAGCACTCTGTTCGTAAGGTAATGAGAGAGCAGTTTAATCTTCCCAAATCTGTTTTGGCACAACAGCATAAAGTCCCTATTGAAATTGATCCTAACGATCAGATTGCTGTTGGAACTTATAAGACAAAGCATTTTGAGGTGAGTCCAGACGCGCAAAAATTCTTTACCAAGCTTCCACGTGATGCGGATCTTGACAAAGCTGAAAAGATGGTTGTACTGCACGACAAACTGTTTGGTATGTACAAGCAGCTCAAGGTTCAAAATGGTGCATCGGACGATGAAAAACGTCAAGCAAAAGACATTGTTGATAGAATTAATCTGATTGCTGACAAGATTGGTACTGCAGGAAAGCACAAGTACCTCGACAAAGTCCTACGAGAAATAAATAGTTTTGATCCAGTAAAAGACGCCAAAAAGACTCTTCCAAAAGATCCAACTGGCGACATTACAATGGATAAAGATATTGACAATAGCAAGCTACCAATTTCACGTGCTGCTAAAATGCAAAGAAAAATAAAAATCATAGATGAGGATTAGGAGAAACCATGCACTCAAATAAAAATTTTAACCTGCCAGAGAGCGTAATTAAGGCAGCCCAGCAATCAATGAGTGCTGGTGTAGTTGCTCTTACAAAAGTCGAAGCTGAGCTGATCGAAGCAAAAAAGAAAAAACTTGATCCTGTCGGTAAAGAAGACGCTGACGTCAACAACGATGGTAAAGTCGATAAGTCAGATTCTTATCTTAAGAACCGTCGTTCAGCGATTAAAGCTGCAATGAAAGAAGAAGTTGAACAGGTTGATGAGGCTTCATACTCAGCAAAAGCTGCTCGTGCTGGTAAAGACATCGGTAAGCCAGGCAAGATGTTTAGTAAAATTGCCGCTAAAGCTGCTAAAAGATATGGTTCAGAAGAAGCGCGTAAGCGCGTTGCTGGTGCCATCCTCAAAAAACTTCGCAATGAAGAAGTAGCTCTCTTCACTGATAAAGAAGTTGAGGATATTAAATCAAGAGCAGAAAGATTGGAATAATATGGGCTTTTTTGTTGGTAACGCAATAATAACAGACGCTGGTATTGAACAGCAGAAACAGCAGATAAAAAGAAATCCTCCTTCGTTTGCAGAACTTAGGGTTACAAATCAATCTGCTGCTGGTGAAACCAATCAAAAACCAAAGAGAAACAATAAAACATCTGCTTACATGCAAGATTTAATGAATAAATAACTAAAAACAAAGGAGTAGTAAAATGGCACTATGGGGTAAATTAGATCAAGGCGCAGTTACTGGCACTGTCGTGCTTACAAACGGTAGCGCAAGCATTGTTGCAAACTCATCAACAACGTTAGGCACCACTGTTAAAGTTGGTGATGTTGTGTTTCTTTCAACAGCAAACACTGCACCAGGAACAAACACTCGTTATAGAGTAGCTAGTGTTGTTAATAGCACTGCTATCACTGTTTCAACAACATACGCTGGAACAACTAACGCAGCAGCTACATTATACTATCAACAATCACCAAAAGATCTCAACAACTCTTATGTTGGTCGTTCACTGGCTAACAAACAAGACATTGTTGGTGTTGACGTTACTGAAGCTCGTGTGTCTGCAAACCGCGCAAACGGTCTGAAAACACCTGGTTGGATCAATTATGTTGTTGGTTCGGGTGGCCGCGCTGGTCGTAAACAAGTTGAGACACTTGTTGCAATGCGTAGCATGACGTCAACAGCTGCTTCTGATGCTAACGACGACACGGTAGCAGCTGATAGCTAATGGCAACCAAGAAAGTAACAGAGCTTACAGCTCTTACTAATGCGACCTCGGATGATCTTCTATTAATCGTAGATGATCCTTCGGGGTCTCCTGAAACCAAGAAGATCACAGTAGGCAATCTTCTTGGTAATGTGAAGTTTGCTGTTACACATAGTGCTAACGTGACAATGTCGAACACTAGCGTGCTTTCAGCAAATTCTGTTATTGTTCGCGACACCCGTACTCCAGCAAATAGCACAATTACTGTAGCTCAAGGTACAATCTTCTACGATTCGAGTTATCTCTATATTGCAACCGCTAATAATACGCTGAAGAGGGTTGCTTTAAGCTCATTCTGATGATTGAAAAACTTGACGAAAGCAACATTTTGTTATATGCAGCAAAGCACTATAATAGTACACAGTGTTGTGATACTATCGAGTTTTACGAAGACCTTAATAGGTTTAAATATATTAAAAGATTGTTCAATAAATATATTGAAACGGGTGATCTGAAAGAACGTCTAATTCTCAATCACCTAACTGTTTTATACAACGTGTTTGGTGTTGAGCCAGCAACAAGAATGTTATTTGTCAAGCTTCGTGGCCAGTACCACATGCTAAAACCGTTTCTTGTTTTGCTCGGTACACTTCCAGAAACGGTTTGTAATATAGGTATTACAAACGAAACAATATTTACAGAGGGAATTCCTTCTGATAAACGGATAGAAGAAGTTTTAGGGAAGATCTAATGGCAACTGTACCAGTAAGTCAAATAAACACCGTACAAAACAAAAAAATTGGTGGCACAAATCAATTTGTTGATATGTACATGGTGTATCAGTTTCTCAAGCGGATCACGACTCCATTTGAGAAATGGCCAGCTTATCAACTCGGAATTATCGATAAGAACGGAAAGGTGCTGAAACCAAGATCAACTCTCACATCTGCAGATGAAAGACGTGCGTGGGGGTATTTTGATATTGTTACAGCCAACATCAAAAAGATTCTTGCAAAACTTCCCGGTGGTTCAACTCGGTTGGCCTCAATTGCAGCCGCATATTTTCTGTTCAAAGAACACAAAAACATTGACTGCACAAACGAAAAAGTTTTAACTGAACATCTTGTCAGACAATGGAAAACAATTACTGAAGAAGTAGCCGCCAACAATGTTGGTGCAGGTAATATTGCTTTTCCTGGTAGTACCCCTTTAGGTAAACCAATGAAAGATGATCCTTCAGCACCTAAAAGAAAGAAATCAATAGTCAGCATTATACGGCGTAAAAAGGTGGTGTAAATGCTTCTACTTGATATAATAGTTGGTGATAAGACCCCTTGGATTGCCCACGGGGTCGTTGTTTTTGGGGTGTTAGTTTATCTGTTAGCACGGTTTGCCGGAGCTTATAAAATTTTTATTGTACCAGTAGCACTGGCAATTGTTTGTTTAGGTCTATTCTTTGAGGGTATGTTATATGGGACAAAACAATACAGGGCAAAGGTGGCTGAATACGAGGCAAAGGTTAAAGAAGCCGAACAAAAGTCGGCTGAAGTCAATACAGTTATACAGACGAAAGTGGTCGAAAAAATAAAGGTGGTTAAGGAGAATACAAATGCTAACGTGCAGATTATTGAGAAGGTTGTTACAAAGTATGACAACCTGTGCACTTTGTCTAATGCTGCTGTCGTGCTCCACAACAGTGCCAGTCAAAATGTCGTGGCCCCAAGTTCCGGACCAACTGTTGAAGGAACCTCCAATGTTAAAGCAAGCGAGCTCATCAGAACAGTCACAGAAAACTACGGAACCTATTACCAAATGAGAGAGCAGTTACTCGGTTGGCAAGAATGGTATAAAGAACAAAAGAAAATATATGAGAGCGTAAAATGAAAAATATTCTAGCAGTATTATCATTTGTATTCTTTTCAGGATGTGCTGTGATTCAACCTGTTGTCGATAGATTCACAATTGCTCCTTTCGATTCAAATGAGTATGCCCTTGTAAATAAAATTCGCACACAATCACAACTCGCAAAAGAAAATTGCGGTGTATCACTTCTTGCACGTGCTGACGTCGACGCTCTCTTTGTTACATCAACAGAGCTAAAGAATTACAGCCAACACATTCCAAAGAATAAGCAAACAATTAGTCCAGTTGAGCTATTGGACAAAATGGTTGTTGAAATTCACACCAGATATAATTCTGGTATTACAGTCAGCAAGACATATTGTGAGTTAAAGCTCACATCGATCAACCAATCGGCTGAATTAATTCAAAAAGCCATCGCAAAGAGACCACGCCCATGACAATACATGAAATGGCAGTACAGGCACAGGCCCTTCAACAAGCATTGCAAACAGGTGAAATATCACCTGATGAATACAAAGAACTGGTAAATAATATCGGTTTGGTTAATGCAATCAACGATCAAACAGCTCAACTTGAGGAAAATATCATGTATAGAGATATTATCATCGGGGCGATTAATGTTGCTAAAGCTTTAGCATAGGAGAATGCAATGGCTGAATTTACGTTTGAATTTACAAAAGAAAAACTGGAGCAATGCATTCCAGGCAACCCATACCTCAATTATTGGTACGATGCTCTGAATCAGCTGCTTCCTGATTACAATATTAACACACCGCAACGCGTTGCTGCCTTCGTAGCTCAATGCGCACATGAAAGTGGTAACTTCCGGACTTTAAAGGAAAATTTAAATTACAAAGCAGCAACGCTTCGTAAAATTTTTCCAAAATATTTCCCTGACGATGCATCAGCAAATCACTATGCAAGCCTTCCAAACAAACAAGAAGCAATTGCAAACAAGGTCTATGCTAATCGCATGGGCAATGGTGATGAAGCAAGTGGTGATGGATATCGTTACTGTGGTCGGGGTTTAATTCAGCTAACAGGTAAAGAAAACTACACGTGGTTTGCAGCCTCGCTTCAAATCTCAGTTGAAGAAGCAGCTGAATATCTTCAGACGTTTGAGGGAGCAGCTCAGTCTGCATGTTGGTTCTGGGAAACTAACAATCTTAATCAGTGGGCAGACAAGGGTGATATTCTAACTCTGACAAAAAGAATCAATGGTGGTACGATAGGTCTGGATGATCGTATCAAGCACTACAACCATGCACTTCATGTATTTGGTGCGTAAGTGAAACATATTGATAACAATCAACAATGTCCAGTTGATGATGAACGTGAGCGAGTAGAAGTATCAAGCCCTTGGTTTAAGATGAAAATTGATGACATTAGTTGGAAAACAATCATAGTTGTGGGAATGATTCTTGCATCTATTGTCTATCTTATAAAGGGATGATAATGAAAATATTAACTCTTCTTGCTTTTGTTTTGTTTCTTGCTGGATGCGAGGAACATTATAGATATCCTTGCCAGGATCCAAAAAACTGGAACGATGAACAATGTAAAAAACCATACTGCAGTGCAAATGGTACTTGTCCTGAAGACTTGGCTCATTACCTGAAAGACGGTCAGAAACCTCAAACAGTAGCACCACAGCAGGTAAAAGAAAATAAAGGAGCGTGTAAATGATTAAAGCATTTTTTAGTGACGAAAAATATACTTCCGAAGAGTTAAATGCACGACTTAAATTCTTTATTGGTATTATTTTAGGTCTAACACTTTTTGGTATTGTGTTTGTTGTTTTGTACAGCCTTATCTTTGTTACACAACCAATGAATGGTATGAGTCCTGTTGACAACAAGTTTTTTGAGTTGATTATTCCTGTTGCAACATTTCTAACAGGTACACTTTCGGGTATTATGCTTGCCGGCGACGACAAAGATGCAAGGATGAAAGCAATAGAAGCTGCAACAAAAGCTCCTCCACCTTCTCCAGTATCGCAATCGCCGGCACCTGTTAGACCCTCGTCTCCTTCTCCTTTGACATTTACTGCTCCTGCAGCACAATATACTACAACAACAGGAATGATAAATATCGCGCCAACGCAAGCTGTTGCTGAAGTGGCACCACAAGTTATAACAGGCTTTGGTGGAAAACCAGCTCCCGTGCAACCACCACAACCAGAAATTTAATGGAGAACACCATGAATAAAATTTTATTTGCTTTCCTTTTTGCTTTTACAACTGTTTCATTTGCAGCCGACAAAGCTCCAGAAACGAAAAAAGTGTGTGTTGATCAGAAACAAAAAGACGGCAAGTCAAAACAAGTTTGTAAAGATGTTAAGATCCATAAGAAACTTGAAGGTACACAGGTTCCTCCTGCTAAGAAGTAAATGGAAACGTTTGACACAACTTCGAGAATTGCTGTGCTGGAAAACGAAGTAAAAAACATTGGAATAAAAATTGAGGAGATGCGTGAAGAGCAAAAAGAACAGCATCAAGCTCTTTGCCACAAGTTTGACGACGTATCTAAAAGAATTGGAATACTTGAAAGATGGCGCTGGATGATTTTTGGTGGCGCCATTGTTGTAGGATATATCCTCGCTCACGTACGAATTGATAAGTTGTTTTAGTTGACTTACTAAAGCGATGTTTGTATAATCGCTATGTCGTGTGTGAGTGAGGTATTAAATTGGATCATATTGATTTTAAGTATATCGGACTTATTTCTAACCACCTTACTGGGTTTAAGAAAAAGAACGATGTTTATAATTGCAGGTGCCCTTTCTGTGGTGATTCGAAAAAAGATAAACGCAAGGCTCGGGGATATATTCTCGAGACCAAGCGTCGCGTCTATTTCAAATGTCACAACTGTAATATTTCAACAACGTTATTCAAACTAATTGAGCTTTGCAATCCTGACTTAGCCTCTCAGTATAAAACCGAGAAGTTTATTGACAAGAACCAACCTCCACAGGTTAAGCTCGTGGAGAAGGTTCCAGATATAACATCAACTGCTAAACCCGTATTCGTTAAATACAGTCCTCTCAAAGATCTTAAGAAGGTTTCACAACTTCGTCCAGATCATCCTGTCAAAAAGTATATTGACAAACGTAAGATACCTACAACGTTCCATCATAAGCTTTTCTATGCACCAAAGTTTAAGCACTGGGTTAACACGTTCATTCCTGAAAAATTCAACTTAGATCAACCAGATGAACCAAGACTTGTAATCCCTTTGTTAGATAGTTACGGTAACTTTGTGGGACTACAGGGAAGAAATTTCTCGAAGTCTGGGGTGAGATATATAACGATCATCGTTGACGAATCGAAGCCAAAGGTGTATGGTCTTGATCATACGAATATTGAAAAGACTACATACATTTTCGAAGGTCCTATCGATTCGATGTTTATTCCAAATTCGTTAGCAATGGCAGGCTCTGATTGTCTCCGTGCTCTTGCTGCCATTAACATAAACAAAGAGAATGTTATCTTTTGTTATGATAATGAACCAAGGAATAAAGAGATCTGTGGACGAATAGAAAAGATGATTGAGTTGGGTTACAGAGTGTTAATTTGGCCCAGCCATATACAGTATAAAGATGTTAATGATATGGTGATGGCTGGGATGAAACCAGTTGATATTAAGCTGATTATTGACAATAACGTGTTTAGTGGTCTTGAAGCAAAACTGCAATTTTCAATGTGGAGAAAATGTTGAGTGTAAAATTAATTAGTTATTCAAATTCTGTCAACGCATCGGGATCAACATTACAAGATCTAGTGTGTTATTGTGCTCGCGTTTCCAATCCCTCAAACCAGCACAACACAGAAACAAACGAACGATTGATCAAATATCTTATCAAGCACAAGCATTGGTCTCCTTTTGAGATGGCAAGTGTTTGCCTCGAGATAACTACAACAAGAGACATTGCAAGACAGATCCTAAGACACCGTAGTTTTAGTTTTCAGGAGTTTTCACAGCGGTATGCTGACCCCACAAAGGATCTATCGTTCACTACGCGTACAGCGCGTTTACAGGACCCTACGAACCGTCAAAACAGTCATGAGATCACACCGATGGATGGAGATCATCATCTTGCGGTAGCGGACGAGTGGTTGCTGCGTCAAAAGGTGCTTACAGCACAAATAAACAATCTATATCAATGGGCAATACAAAATGATATTGCAAAAGAACAAGCACGTGCCGTCTTGCCTGAAGGATTAACAGTATCGAGAATGTACATGAATGGATCGCTCCGGTCATGGATCCATTACATTGAACTTAGGAGTGGGGTTGAAACACAAAAAGAGCATCGAATCATTGCCAGACAGTGTGCAGAACAGATTAGCACAGTGTTTCCAATGATTATGGATTTCGTACAACAATAAAAAGGAATAAGAATGAAGAAAACTGTTTTTGGGGTTGAAATTGACCTAGAGAGGGACAAGCTGTTTGATGAGCTTGGTATTAAGCGTTTAAGAGAATCATATATGAAAGATGAAGAGCAATCTCCTCAAGAACGGTTTGCTTTTGTATCAAAGCAGTTTTCTTCAAATGATCAGCACGCTCAGCGTCTGTATGAATATGCATCTAAGCACTGGTTGTCTTATTCAACACCAATTCTTTCGTTTGGAAGATCCCAACGTGGTCTTCCTATCTCGTGTTTTCTTCCTTATCTTCATGACTCATCAGCTGGCCTGGTTAATACGCTATCTGAAGTTAATTGGCTTTCCATGTTAGGAGGTGGCGTTGGAATTGGTGTTGGTATTCGTTCTGCTGATGATAAGTCTACGGGTGTTATGGCCCATCTTAAAACTTATGATGCGAGCTGTCTGGCTTATCGTCAAGGTCGTACTCGTCGCGGTAGTTATGCTGCTTATCTTGATATCAGTCATCCTGATGTATTAATGTTCATTGAGATGAGAAAGCCAACAGGTGACCAAAACATGCGAGCTCTCAACCTCCATCACGGTATCAACATTACCGATGATTTTATGGAGATCGTAGAGAACTCGATGAAAGACCCAAACTATGATGACAAATGGGAACTAAAAGATCCACACGATGGAACTGTTAGGGAAGTTGTTTCTGCAAAAGAGCTTTGGCAGAAAATTCTTGAGACAAGAATGCATACAGGCGAACCCTATATACATTTCGTCGATACAAGTAACAGACTGATGCCCGAGTTCCAAAAGAAGAAGGGCTTGAAGATTCGACAATCAAATCTATGCTCAGAGATTATTCTGCCAACCGATAAGGATAGAACAGCTGTTTGCTGTCTAAGTTCTGTAAACTTGGAGTTCTTTGATGATTGGAAAAAAGATAAGCAATTTCTGCACGATGTTGCTGAGATGCTTGATAATGTGCTTCAATATTTTATTGATAGTGCCCCTGATACTATTAGTCGTGCTCGTTATTCTGCTTTGTCTGAGCGGTCCATTGGTGTTGGAGCTCTTGGCTTCCACGCGTATCTACAAGCAAATTCAATCCCATTTGAAAGTGCATCAGCAAAAGCAACAAACATCAAAATGTTCAAGCACATCCGAAAGCATCTGGATGAAGCTAACAAGCAGCTTGGAGCCGAGCGAGGAGAAGCACCGGATGCAGCAGGCACAGGACTCCGCTTCAGTCATCTTATGGCTGTTGCTCCTAATGCTTCTAGCTCTATCATTATGGGGAATACATCACCTTCTATAGAGCCATATAGAGCCAATGCTTATCGTCAGGATACGTTGTCTGGAGCCCACCTTAACAAGAATAGATTTTTGGATAAGATTATAAAGGAGAAGTGTGATGCAGATGCAAAGCTCGACTATAACGAAATCTGGTCCTCAATCATTGCCAATGATGGCTCAGTGCAGCACCTCGACATACTTGACGATTGGCAAAAAGACGTATTTAAAACTTCAATGGAAATTGACCAGCGATGGATTGTGGAGCACGCAGCTGACAGACAAAATTACATTGACCAGTCACAATCCGTTAACCTTTTCTTCAGACCTAATGTTAGTGTAAAATATCTTCACGCATGTCACTTTATGGCATGGAAGATGGGATTGAAAACGCTTTATTACTGCCGTTCAGAAAAGATTGGTAAAGCAGATAAAGTATCAAAGCGAATTGAACGTAAAGTAATCGAAGAACTTGATATGAAAGCTATCGTAGAGGGTGATACGTGTCTAGCGTGCGAGGGTTGATGATGGATGAGGAGTGCTGGAAAGCATATCCCGAACACCACTTGTTTTTTAACAAATTATGGGTAGCTCAGCAACTGAGCTACAAATGTGGACCAGGTGGTGTTTCAATTCCAGAAACCGGATTCTATATTGTTAGACCAATTTATAACCTAGATGGAATGAGTAGAGGAGCTCAAAGAAAGTTTTTGAACGTAGGGGACTTCTCTACTCCACCGGGTTATTTTTGGTGTGAATACTTTGATGGCCATCACTACAGTGTCGATTTTAAACGCACATCTACAACCGATTGGGAATGCGATCTTGTTGTTAGAGGCATTAAAGTTAATGAATATAAATTTGTAACCTGGACAAAGATAAAAGATTATTCTAAAGATCAGTTCACACTTCCCGACTTTATTAAATCAACATATATTAATCCAGCGATTAGTTACATCAACGTTGAGTACATCGACTCAAAAATTATTGAAATTCATCTTCGAAGAAATCCAGATTTTATCGAACATGACTTTGACAGACTAGATGTTGTTTGGGATTCAGATAAATGGAACACCACACCTGAGCGTGTTGGAACATTTATACATTCACCAGAAGAAGCTGAGTTTGATTCACGGATAGGATTCTATGGGAGGAAGCTAGATGGGCTTTTTTAATAAACTGATTAAGTCCACTGTAAAGAGTCTTGGAAGCAATAGTAAGGTGACGACAAGACAATACAGTTCAGGAAAAGTAACGGAAAGTTATTCATATAAAAGCAACGGTAAGACTGTTTCAGTCAATAAGAGCAATGGCAAGCGTAGGGTAAGAAAAACAGGATATTAATTATGGAGATTTTATGAAAAAAGTATTTGGTTTTCTTCTAGCATTTTTTTGTAGTAACGTGTTCGCACAATTCACAGGTGCAGGAGCAACGTTTCCCGAACCAATATATTCAAAATGGGCAGCTGAATATGCAAAAGTAACTAATGTTAAAATAAACTATTCAGCAATAGGTAGTGGCGGTGGCATTAAACAAACAGAAGCAAAAACAATTGATTTTGGTGCAACAGATGATCCTGTCGATGAGCAAAAACTTAAAGAAATGGGTGTTTATCAATTTCCAGCCGTAATTGGCGGTGTTGTTCCTGTTTTTAACATTAAAGGTGTTGATAATCTTGTTTTAACAGGCAAGGTTCTTGGTGACATTTATGTTGGTAAAATTATAAAGTGGAATGATCCTGCTATTATAAAACTAAATCCAAAAGCTAAACTGCCCAACATACATATTAGCCTTGTCGTGAGATCAGATGCATCTGGCACTACAGCAGTTTATACTGATTATCTAACAAAAGTTAGTGAAGAATTTAAAACACAGATTGGAGAAGGTAAATCTGTAAAATGGAAGGGAACGTTTTTGGCTGGTAAGGGCAATGCGGGTGTAGCAAACTTTGTTAAGACGGTTGACAATAGTCTTGGTTATGTTGAGTATGCTTTTGTTAAGCAAGGTGGACTAAACTTTATTTCTATTGAGACAAACAAAAAGATTGCAACGCCATCAGCACAATCGTTTGCTGAAGCAGCAAAAAATGCCAAGTGGGATGTCCCAGGTATGGCAGTAAACTTAAACAATCAACCTAGTGGTTGGCCAATCACTTCTGCAACATTCATTTTGATCTACGAAAAGAATGAAAAAACGAAAGATATTGTTAAGTTCTTTGACTGGGCATTTAAAAATGGTGATAAAATGGCGAGCGATATTGACTATGTGCCACTACCAAACGCAGTAAAGGACAAGATTAGGAGCGATTGGAAAAAGTTGGGCTTGCAATGAAAACTATTGTTCATGTTAATCAGCATGTGATTAAATCAAATAATAAACACGGAAAGAAAGATCCTGTATTGACGGTCAAACAAGGATCAAAGAACACGTATGGTCATGAAGTAATCATTGACGGCCCATCAAAAGTAGTGTATAGTCCTGATAAACCTCTTTCGTGTGGTGCACGAGTATGGATTGAAACAGAGAGTAACGTAACAATTATTGGAGCACAGAAATATGAACGCAGCAAAAAGAAAACTACGGCTGACGGATCCGAGACAAACATTCAAACCGTTTAACTATCCGTGGGCTTATGAAGCGTGGCTGAAGCACGAACAGAGTCACTGGCTTCACACGGAAGTGCCAATGATGGAGGATGTAAAGGATTGGAAGAACAGATTAACAAGACCAGAAAAACAATTTCTGACGAACATCTTTCGCTTTTTCACTCAGGGCGATGTGGATGTAGCAGGGGGATACGTCAACAACTACTTACCTTACTTTCCGCAGCCGGAGGTAAGAATGATGTTATGTGGATTTGCAGCGAGGGAAGCACTTCATGTGGCTGCTTACAGTCATTTGATCGAGACCTTAGGGATGCCGGAGTCAACGTACAACGAATTCCTGGAATACGAGGCAATGAAGGAGAAGCACGAGTACTTCATGTCACTTGCTGGCCAGGACTCAAAAACGATAGCCCAACAGATCGCTGCATTCTCCGCGTTCACAGAAGGGATGCAACTGTTCTCTAGTTTTATTATGCTGTTGAATTTTCCACGTAATGGAAAGATGAAGGGTATGGGTCAGATTGTGACCTGGTCAATTGTTGACGAAACAATCCACACAGAGTCGATGATCAAACTGTTCCGTACCTTTATTGAAGAGAATAGAGACATCTGGGAAGATCAGCTAAAATCCAACATCTATACCATTGCAGAAAAGATGGTATTACTTGAAGATAAATTTATTGACGTTTGTTTTGAGATGGGTGAGATGGAAAATCTCACCGCAGCTGATGTTAAACAATACATCCGATATATTGCCGATCGTAGACTAATTGCACTTGGACTGAAAGGAATTAACAAAGTTAAGAAAAACCCATTGCCATGGGTTGAAGAAATGATTAATGCTCCAACGCACACCAATTTCTTTGAAAATAGAGCAACCGACTATGCAAAAGGCGCTCTCAACGGGGACTGGAGTGATGTGTGGGGTGCTGCAAAATAGGAGTAAAACATGATTAAACCACTATTTCCACACGAACCTCTTGTGTATTTTTGCCTCAATTGTGACGCGGAATTTACAATTAAATCTGCACATGATGATGGAGAACAGGTGGAATTTTGCCCATATTGTGGGATTGAAATCGATTATGAAGTTGATGATGACGAAGAAGAAACAGACATTGATTAGATAAATACCGGGAGCCAAATTGTGGCTTCCAGGAGAATATTTAATGTCCAAAAAGCAACTGCTTGCAGTGCTTTTTGTTATGACTACATCAGCTTTTGCTGAACCAATTGTTACTGATTCGACTTCAAATAGCACTAGCACAACATATTCAAAATCAGAGTCTACCACTACTGTAAGAACACCTCCACCTACAGCTGTAGCACCTACAATTACGTCAATTAATAACGACCTCTGTATTGTTGGTGCTTCCGGCGCTGTTCAAACTCAAATTCTTGGTATGTCTTTTGGTGCAACTACCAGAGACATGAATTGTGAAAGAATCAAGCTTTCAAAAAACCTTTATGACATGGGAATGAAGGTTGCTGCTGTTTCACTTATGTGTCAAGATGAACGCGTATTCACAGCAATGATGAATGCTGGTACACCGTGTCCTGTTGATGGAAAGATTGGTGAAGAAGCAAAGGTTGTTTGGGAAAGCAACCCACAAAGAAAACCTAAAGAGGTTAAGAGCGACAAATAATGCGTTTTCTGGCCTTTATTCTTTGCTGGCTGGTAACATCTAGCTACGCACAAATTGTCACTGTTCCTATACCAGGAGCTCCTGGACTTAGTGTAACTGTTGGTGTGGGTGCTAATGCTTTACCACTACAAAACATTCACACTAATCCTGCAGCCACCAACATAACAACTTGGGATGATAATGTTGTTGAAGTACCACTGGGGTTTACATTTCCATTTTTTGGTAGAAGTTTTACAACGTCTTGGGCTGCAACTAATGGATTTGTAACATTTCAAAATCCATGGCAATCTGGTTTAGGTGGGGGATGTTGCTCTGGTGTTGATCTGAGAACAACAACCAATTCTGCGTACAACTACACAATTTACGGCATTCATACTGATTTGTATTCATGGAATGGAGCAAACCAGTGGTATCTTCGTGAAGCAAATGCAATGACGTATGGCTGGTATAATATAAGTCAATGTTGCGGATCTCAAGGTGGTAACAGTTTTGAAATAAAGATTACATCATCTGGCACAGTAGATACAAGAATTGCAGGTGCGATGGTTAATTGGAATCCTGTCACATCCGGAATGGCCGGTGACCTATCAAAAGGTGAGTATTATCAATATTATCATGGAGCAGGACTAAACATCACACCAGGTTCTGCAAACATATTCAGTTGGAATACAAATGGTGGTTTTACTGGCGCTGATCCCTGTGCTGCAAACCCACTATCGTCACCTACGTGTCCTGGATATGCCTCGGCTTATCTGACACAGCAATGTACCGTAAGTGCTTTATACGACCCGACATGTCCTGGTTATACTACTGCCTACTTCAATCAGCAATGCTCTATAAACCCACTATACAATCAAGCTTGCCCAGGCTATGCATCTGCTTATTTTACGCAACAGTGTACAGCTAATCCTTTGTATAATAGAGATTGTCCAGGCTATGCACAAGCGTATTATGATCAACAGTGCTCACTGAATCCGTTGTATGATTCTGGTTGTACAGGATATGCACAAGCATATTTTAATCAACAGTGTAATGCTAATCCACTATATAACAGTCAATGCCCAGGTTATGGCCAAGCATATTTCAACCAGCAATGTTCACTGAATCCGTTATACAATGTAAATTGTACGGGTTATACGCAGGCTTTTCATAATCAGCAGTGCTCAATTAATCCACTATATGCGCCTGACTGTCCAGGGTACGCACAAGCGTATTTTGACCAGCAGTGCATACTAAATGGCTTGTATGATAGAAAGTGTCCTAACTATTCACAAGCATATGCTACACAGCAATTATTATCGCAGCAGAAAACTCAAACAACACCAGCTACAACACCAACATCGTCAACAACATCACAATCGTCAACAATAGCAATAGTGAGCGATCAAAATGTCAATTCAACGATTACAAACAATTCAACAGCGGCTGCTCCTTCAGCATCACCAGCAGCAGTTACAACAGCAGTCCCGCTCACACAACAACCAGCAACAAGTTCGCCAACAGCAGTTACATCAACAGCAATTACACAATCAACAAGTCAGTCAACAGCGCCTCCACCAGCACCAAGTGGAGCAGGACAAGCACAACAACCAGCAACAAGAGCACAACAGATTCAACAAGCTCGTGTAGAATCGCAACGTAGGGAAGCTGCAGCAAAAGGTAAAGAAGCACAAAAAGAAGCTGGCGAGGCAAAATCGATGGAACAACAAGTGGCAGCACAAGGAGCAGTACTAGCAGCAATGGGATATAATGCAGCATTTGATGCATACTCGGCAGTAATATTGAAAGACTCTCCTTTTTATAAATCATTTGAAATTTATAAAGACAAAGGCAATGTTGATAACAATCGTGCATTACGTGGTCTGTATGGACCAAGTGAAAACCGTCATCAACAGTTAATAGAGCTACAATACAGATAAGGAAAGTAAAAAATGTCGGGAGAAACAAAAGACGTCAATAAAAAGATTGACGAAGCAGAAGCAGCAATGAAAAAGTATGCTAGCAAAGATACAGTAATTAGCATTGGTGGTTATGAATTCACTCCAGCTAAATTAATGGTAGCTTTCACGCTAGTATCATCAACACTTGGTGGTCTATATGGAGCGTTTGAGGTTTATAAAGACTACCAAGGAATGAAAAAGAAGATTGCTGAGTATGTCTCACCGGATCTAACAGAGATAGAAAAGAAGCTTGCTGTTATTCAAGAAAACTCAGACAAGGCTGTTCAATACACTCAAGATATTAAGAATGATCTTAAGCAAGATATTCGTAGACTAGAAGGTGTTGTGGAAAATATTGAAAGATCGAGTAAGCAATCAAGCCGCGAAGCTACAGAGGCAATCAATGGCGCCAATCGTGAAATGAAGCAAGTTCAAAAAGAAATCAACGACTCCATCAAAACTTCTGAGCGTCAGGTTCAAGCTATCCAGCGTGACCTCGATAGAGATCTGAGACAAATCAGAAAAGAAGTAGACGATAAAATTAAGAAGGCATTAGATAACCCACTGGCGAAATAAAAATGTATACAACAGTATTTTTGATAGGTTTGTTTACCGGAGCAGGATGGTGGAGTGGCCACAAAATCATGGACACCATCACTGCTCCAATTAAGCAGCCGGAAACCAAAGAAGAAAATAAACGTTGACCATTTAAACAAACTATTATACAATGTAATTTTCTTGCGGAGGTTGTTATGGAAGGTCGGCTTGTAGCTAATCGCATCATGACGCCTGATGGAACGATTCTCCAGTCGTTTCATCGACATGACTATAAGGTATACACTGATATGAACGGTTTAGAATACATGGTTGATGGTGGGCTTGATTATGCTCGTCGAACAATTCACAAAGATCATCCCTACGTTGAATTGTCAGTATATGATACTGACCCACATAAAGCCATTCGTGAAGCCTTTCATTGGGGTACAAGAGGTCCAAGCGGTAACGACGAGCTGAAATGGATTCCAATATCGGCTATGACTGACGACCATATTATTGCTATCCTCGAAACTCAAAACCACATCAAACCCTGGGTGCGTCATATTTTCACAACTGAATTGGAATATAGGAAAACACATGAAGGTTAAAATTGGACCTTATAAAAACTGGTTTGGTCCGTATCAACTAGCAGAAAAGATTCTTTTCTGGAAAGACCCGAACGATCCTATTGTTTGTAAACTTGGTGAGCTGCTTGCATATGGTAAATTGAAAGCCAATGATGAGCATGTCAGAATTTTTAATCTTGAACGGAATGAAACTCTACTCTGTAAATTTTTAACCTGGGTTCATAGTATTCGGTACGAACGAAAGATAAAGGTAAAAATTGACGAGTGGGATACCTGGAGTATGTATCACACTTTAGCCTATATTATTCTACCAATGCTCAAACAGTTGAAAGAAACTAAGCATGGTGCACCTTATGTTGATGATGAAGATGTTCCGGAACATCTCAGAAGTACTTCAGCACCTCCAAAGGAAAACGAATATGATACCGACAGCAATCACTTTGCTCGGTGGGATTGGGTGCTCGATGAAATGATTTTTGCGTTTGATTGTCAAGTCGGTGATAATAAAGAATGGGAAGACCAGTTTTACACTGGTGTTTCTGACTATATTTTTGTAAAAGTGGAAGGCACTAATGTTAGTCGATTAGAGCATGGTCCCAAGCACACTCGAAAGTGGGACAAAGAAGGATATACAAAATTTCATGATAGAATGCGAAATGGTTATAGACTGTTTGGTAAATACTATGAAAATCTTTGGGACTGATATGATTAATGAAATTAACGATATGTTGATTGGTATAGGACTGTCAGAACAAGATATAGAACGCTGGTGGAATTCACGCAACAAGGCATTTGACGAACAAAAACCAATTGACGTCTTTCAAGTGTTTCCCAGGCAAGTTTACAGATATGTACATGCACATTATACAGGAGGCTGGTAGTAATGAACCCTACAGTTAAGTCAGCTGCTATTATTAGTGGTATCGTTGACCCCAACGCAGTGAATGATCCGGAAGGTTACGATGGGTATGAAACGTATGATAAAGTTCAACATTTTGTTGACATTATCAAAGAATATTACATAGAACGAACTGCTCGAGAATGTTTAGATATTGCTAAAAATTGGTCCGATTGTGATGCACTAGATCGACGAATAAAAAATCACTTTGGAATTGAATAAATAACAATTTCAATAAGTTACAAAAGGTCAGCATTTATGTTGACCTTTTTTGTTTTGTGATGTACAATACATCCCATATATTATGTTCAGGTGAATTATGTTGATCTATACGAATCAATCTTCGAAGAAAACCCGTAAGCAGAAACTTAAGCAAAAGGCTGCTTGGAATAAGCAGCAAGCAGCTTATCGTGTTGAAACTACCAAGAAACCTTTCATTGCGAAGAAACCCCAGTCAATCGTTATACTTCGTCCAGGTGCCGACACTTACAAAGAAATTAAATCACTTGAAACGACTGAATGTGATGTTTTTAAACGTGAAAAAGTAATGTATACTGGTGATGCTATGATTGGCATCTCAACCATGCACAAGTCAAATGCAGTTCCTGTGTTTTCACCCGACCATGCGAAAGATATCTCTAAGATGAGGAGAGGGTAATGATCCATCGCTTCAAAATTGAGAATTTGTTTAACCGCAGCAACGCTGGTATATTTCCTGTATCGGCGTTCTGCGAGCCTGGTAAGGTTTGGTGCGCTGGTGGTGCTCTCAGAAGCTTGATTAACACGAACGAACCAATCGCCGACTACGACATGTTCTTCAGCGATGTTATGTACGCTGAGAAGCTGCACAACACTCTAACTGTTGCCGGTTGGAAGTGCGTGTTCTCATGTCCCAAAAAAGAACTCTATACATTCAAGCGCAAGGGTATTAAAGTGCAGCTGATTACCAAGCGCTTTTATTCAAACGTCGAAGAACTTCTTTATTCGTTCGATTTTAGTGTTTGTATGGCTGCTTTTGACGGTGATACAGTCTTTATGCACCGTGGCTTTATCAAAGATGTTCGTAAGAAAAACCTTAGCATCAATGATGTAACATACCCTGTTGCAACAATTAACCGCTTGTTCAAGTACAAGAACAAGGGATATAATATCAAAGAGTCAACGTTGGTTGACCTTGTGCGATCAATATCCTCGAGGCAGTTTGATGGTGATCAGCTGCAACTATACATTGATTAGGAGCTTTTATGAATCGTAGAAACTTTATCACAGGGTTGTTTGGTGTCGGAGCCGTGAGTGTTGCTGGAGTGGCTAATAGCGCCACGAAAGCATCACTTTCAACGAGTTACACTTTACAACCAACAAAATCCGTAATGAAACTTACATCAAATAACCAAGAACTAAGACGCTACACAGCACAGTGTGATGGTGGAATTACTATTTTCCCCGAAACCGATTATGCGATGACAAACAAAGTCGAGTTTGGTGTTGGGAAAGATAATCGGTTGTGGGTTAGCACAGATGGTCAATGGAAACGAGTTGCTTTGGAGGGCTAAATGAGTCACGTTCTGCGAAAAGCACTGAAACCTGTTATTGATTTTGACCCCGAGAACAAAGAACATCGCAGGCTGTTCTACACTTTCCTTAAGACACATAGCTGGGCACATTGCCCGTATGTGTTTTCCGTGTATGGTCAGTACAACGACCTCGTTCGAATGATCTCAACGCAGCTACTCGAAAAGTATATGTCGAGAGAGTTTGAGAAGACTGTAGAGGTTAAAAATGATTAGGATGTTCATTGTTTTTGTGTTTGTCTTTGCAGCAGTGTGGCTATCAGTTATCACATGGCGGCAAATGACCGGAAAAGAGAAATGGCAATTGGTAAAGACGTTGACCTTTTCTGGATTTTGTGCGATGATAACAACTGCTATCCTGATGATTATTGTGTTGGTATTCTAACACTGACTTTTGGAGATATTATGAAAACCTTTAAACTTGCTGCTGTTGCTCTTGCTGTGATCACTGCTACTGGTTGCACTCGGATTGAAACGGGTGAAGTCGGTGTCCGAATTGGTTTTGATAAACAGATTCAGCCCGGTGAACTTCTTCCAGGTTCGTTCAATCAAGTTTTAGTCGGTGATGTTCTAACATTTCCGATTAAAGATGTTAACGTCTCGCTTAACGATATGACACCTGTTGCAAAAGATAACAGCACGATGAAAGATCTAGATGCTGTTGTAATTTACAACATTAATCAGTCACAAGTTGCTGAACTATACTCGCAGAAAAGCAAAGCTTTCCATGCTGCCGAACGTGGCGACATCTATTTGATGTATAACTACATCGTCCAGACAGCTCGTAATGCAATTTACAAAGCTGCCCGTGAATATGAAGCACTTGACATGGCTGACAATCGTCAAACGATGGAACAGAAAGTCCGCGAGCATATCCAGCGAGCGCTTGCTGAAGAAAAGCTTGATGGATCACTGACGATCACACAGGTGTTGATCCGTAATGTTCAACCAGCTGATAGTGTCGTTGCCTCTGCTAACGAGCTTGTTCGCTCTAAGAATGAACTGAAGCAGAAAGAAGTCGAGGTTAAGACTGCTGAAGCTGAAGCACGCCGAATGGCAGCTCTTGCCAATCAGTCAACACAATCTATTGCTTATATGCAAGCGCAAGCAATGATGAACATTTCCGAAGGTATTAAGAACGGTAAGGTTCACACGATTGTTGTTCCTCAAGACTTCAAAGGAATGGTTAATGTTGGCAAATAAAGGCTTCAGTATTATTGAACTTATGATCTGGGTAGCAATAATTGGTATGCTTTTAACTGTTGCTTTACCATCTGGTAGTAAAGTTGCTGGCATTGCTGATGTCAACATCACTACCAGTGCTTCAACGAAAGCAAACGATGATTGGGTGAAACGTTCAACAGATTGTATTCATGGCTATCTGTTCTTCAACGGTAAACAAATTATTGGCGAAAACGGTTCCGGTGTTCGCTGCTAGGAGATTAGTATGTTTGGTAAAGTTAAAAAACTGAAACAAGAACTTGCTGTTGCTAACGAACGAATCAAAATCCTTGAGAAGAATATTAAAGATCAAAAAGATCTCTACAACAATGCTCAAGAGGAGGATATTAACGATTCTACGTTCGTTATTGATTTTAATGCAGTCAATGCATTTAGCATTGAACGCCTTAACAAAGGACAGGCCGTTACTGTCATCGGCTTTATTGCACCTAACGGTGACACGCGTCAGTGGTATCTATACTGCTCACACGAAGAGCATAATCGGCTGGCCGAAGAGTTTAAAAAACATATCAAACTTCCTAAAAAGGGTCGGAAATGATTATAACTACAAACACGGCAGGTGCATCTATAGCAATTAATCCCAACCACGTCGTATACGTAAAAGAGTATGATGTTGAAATGACACATATCGCTTTTGTCAATGGTTCGGAAGAATATATTAAAAGGAATTTCCTTGACTTTGTTGGTGAGTTGAGGTATTTTGTAGAAAAGGGTTGATAATGAAATACTACTCATACTACGAACCAAACGATCCCGGTAATGGTGACTTCTCTGCTATAACAGTCACTCTTTCCGAACAAGAAATTCTCAAAGAATACTGGGACTATTGGTATGGAAGGATGTGCGACAAGTTTGGCAAAGAATGTGTCGATGCTGAATACAGTCCTGCTGATTGCATCGACGATTGGGTTGTAGTTCATTGGGCATGGGAGAGTGATAATGCCGACTGTTCGTGTTGATGCTGAAATTGATTTGTACGATGTTGATTCAGACGAAATGGTTGAAGAATTGGAACGTCGTGGTTATATAGTGTATGAAACGAGCGAGGCCGACCCCAACATCATACAACGGCTTTACCTGAAGCGAAAGTTTGGGCAAGATTGCAATAAAGAGCTTGATCAATACTTAAACAATATTCTAGGAACAGCGCTGTGACAAATAATGCACCGAGATTTGTGTTTCTTGACCTTGAAGAGACTATTATTGATAGTTGGTCTTCTCGACTCCTGGTTAATGTTGAGAAGATTAGAAGAGTCATCGATCCTACCGACAAGCTCGGTGTATTTTCTTTTGCTATTTGGACTGATAGCGATCACCGTGAGTTTACAAACAATATCCGTCCTACTCTAGAAAGAGTTTTGGGTAATGCTATTGAAACTACACCTACGGCTCAAACAATGATGCAGATTGACACAGAGCTAACTGGCGTACGGTGGGAAAGTATTACAGATTTCATATCGATCCGTGGTAAGGTTGGTGCTTTTACAAACTTTTGCTCTGTTCTTAAGTTTGAGCATGCTGTGCTGATTGATGATGTAGTTCCTAATATCAGAATTAATAATTTAGACACTGACCAAATAATTGACTTTATTAACGTGGGGAATCTTGTATGAGTAAATCAGATCTTAGTAGTTATGTAAAACATGCTTTAAGAGAGTTTAAGGCAGCTGGCTGGGTCGATGAAAATGGCAAGTTTGATGATGAGATGCAAGAAATGATTTGCAATCACGTAATCAAACTTCTCGATGTTTTCCATGGTGAAGGTCACTCAGGAACTTCAGCACATTATACGATCGATCTTTTTGAAAAGCTTGCAAAGTTTGAACCAATTGCCCCTCTCACTGGAGAAGATTGGGAGTGGAA